CCCAAGTATGGGCCGCTGCTGATGGGCTGCCAGATGAGCGAGACGGTCACGGCGGCTACCAGCGTGGTCTACCAGCCGCACGGGGACGATGGCGACTACATGACGCTGATCGCCAACCTGGACGGCGTGGAGTTCATGATGAGCGACGCCAAGGGCACCTGGTCGATTGCCTTGAACTCCGAGGAAATCCCGGTTCTGCGCTTCACCTACCTGGGCAAATACCACCCGGTGACGGATGTGGCTTTCCCTACCGGCATCGACTTCACGGGCTTCCAGCAACCGCTGACGGTGGGCGACGACAACACGGGCACGTTCACCATCGCGGGGCTCGACCTGGTGACCAAGACGTTTTCGCTGGACTACGCGAACCAGGTGGTGTGGAAGGACCTCATCAACCGCAGCGGCGTGCGTGCTGCAGACCGCAAGCCCACGGCCAATGCGGTGTTCGAGTTCACCAAGGTGGCCACGCGCGACTGGGTGGCCGACGTGGTGGAGGGCACCGAGATGCCCCTGGCCATCACCCATGGCACCGAGGCCGGAAACATCGTTTCCATCGCCTGCCCCAAGCTGCAGTTCAGCGCCGAACCCAGCCTGTCGGACGAAGACAAAGTGGCGATGTTCAGCGCCAGCTTTGCCGTGAAGCCCAACGCGGGCAATGACGAGATCGTGCTGACGTTTACCTGATATCAGGCGCCAGCGCTTACCCCTATTTATCTGACTGCTATCAATTCAGGAGAAACCCCATGGGCGTGCGATTCAAGCTTTCTGACACCTTCACCGTGAAGGATGTGGCGATCCCCATTGCCGATGCCGACGAGATGACGCTGGACGCCATCTTCAAGCGCAAGACCTATTCAGAGTGCCAGGCCCTCAAGCAGCGGCCCGACATCGAAGTGGCGAACGAGGTGCTGGTCGGCTGGAAGGCTGTGGACGAAGAAACCAATCAAGACGTGCCCTTCAACGCGGACACGAAGGCGGCACTGCTGTCTGTTTCTTCGGCGGCCTACCACGTGTCGCTGGCGTTCTTCCGCAGCTCGCAGGGCACTGCCGCAAAAAACTTGTAGAGGCCGCGCGTGCATGGGCTGGCGCGGCTCCCAAGCGCTCCACCTCTGCGGTGGTGGTGGACGAAAAGCTGGTGGCCGTCATGCGCAAGTGGAAGGCCAGCGAGGAGCAGGTGGCCAGGGTGCTCAAGGAGCGTGCAGCGGCCCAGCCCAAACCACCGGAGGAGGTGGATATCTGGCCGGAGAACTGGTCCACCTGGCTGTTCTTCCTGGCGGTGCAGACGCAGTGGACCTACGCATCGAACGGCCTGGCGGGCTCGGTTCGCGTGGCGATGAATTGGGAAGGGGTACGCGCCATCGCTTTGATGCGTGGGGTCGGTGAGCAGGACCAGCAACGCTTTGCGGAGGGGCTGGGCGAGATCGAGCGGGCGGTGCTGGAGGTGGAGCGCGACAAAGCGGCGCGCAGCGCAGCCAGTGCCAACAACAAGGGGAGAAGGCGGTGAACGGTGGTAGCAGTGTCGGCGGGCTAATTGTCCGGCTCCTGTTGGAGCGGGACAAGTTTCGCGCCGACCTGCGGGAGACCGTCAACGATGCCGAGGCGGGCGCCAACCGCGTAACGCGGGCCGCCGGTGCGATCACCGAAGCGGTGACCGATGCGGCGCAGGGCCAGGCCAATGTGGCCTCGCTGGCTGCCCGCTCTCTGGGCATTTTGGGCCCCGCGGCTGGCGTGGCCGTGGCTGGGGCCATCGCCGTGGGGGTGGCCTACCACCAGGCGGGCAAGGAGGTGGAGGCCTTCCACCGCAACATCATCCTGACTGGCAACGCCGCCGGCGTGACGGCGGCTCAGCTGCAGGACATGGCCCGCCGCGTGGACGGCGTGGCAGGCACCCACTCGCAAGCGGCTGCCACGCTGGCGCAGATGACCGGAACAGCGCAGGTGGTGCGCCAGAACCTGGAGCTGGTGACCACGGCAGCTGTGGAGATGGAGCGTGCCTCCGTCCAGTCCGTCGGCGAGTCGGTGAAGATCTTCGCCGACCTGGGCAAAGACCCAGTGAAGGCGAGCGTGCGGCTCAATGAGTCGCTCAACTACCTCACGGCGTCCACCTATGACCAGATCAAGGCCGCGCAGGACCTGGGCGACAAGGAGCGCGCGGCCTCGATCGCGCAGACCGCATACGCCGAATCGATGCGGGAGCGAACGGCTCAGGTGGAGCAGAACCTGGGCATCTTGGAGCGTTCCTGGCGCAAGGTGAGAGACATCGCCGCCGAGGCCTGGGACGCGATGCTGAACGTGGGGCGGCAGGAGACGACGCAGGACAAGCTGGCGCAGACCCGGGCCCGCATCAGCGAGCTGCAGGCCAAGCTGGCCAACGGAGACGGGTTTGGCGAAACCGGGGGAGGGGCAGCAGTTGGCCGCCCGAATGCCGCCGCGCGCAACCGGCTTCAGGCGGAGCTCTCCGCGCTGCAAGCGCAGGAAGCCGCACTTCAGGGGGTGGCCCATGCCGCCCAGGCCGCAGCTGACGCCGAGCGCGAGCGCGCCGAGAACAACCGGCTCTATCTGGAGTGGGACCAGCAGGGGGATGCCTTCAAGCAAAAGGCGGACAAGCAGCGCGAGGAACGACGCAAGGCGGAAGCCGAGGGCCAGCGGCTGATTGCGGCAGGACTCATCACGGAGGTGGATCTGCGCGAGCGCCTCGCGGCCATTGACAAAAAGTACGAAGACAAGGGGGCTACACGCTCCGCTGCCGCCGCTGTGCAAAAGGAGCAGGCTGCCTACCAGGGCCTGATGGCCTCCATTCAGGCGAAGGTGAAGGCGGGCGAGGCCGAGCTGGCCCAGATGGGCGCGGTGACTGAGAGCCAGCGCCTGCTGATCCAACTGGATGCCGACCTGGCACAGGGCAAGCTCAAGCTGACCGCCGAGCATGAGAAGGCTGTGCGGGCCGCCGTTGAAGACCTGGCCCAGGTGGAGCGGCGCCGGGTGGCGCTGGCTGCCGAGAAGCGGGTGGATGAGGAGCGCCTGCAGATCCAGCAGGAGCTGAACGCGGCTTACGTGGCCGAGAGCAAGGCACGCGAGCAGGCACGCCAGGCCGTTACCAACTACGTGGCCCAGAACAGCCTGGCCGCCAAAGCACTGGAGCACGAGATCAGCCTGATGGGGCTGTCGCGCACCGAGCGTGAGGCTGCGATTGAGCAGTACCGCATCGAGCTGGACCTGAAGCAGCGGATTGCGGACATCGACAGCAACGGGGCGTTCAACGAAGCGCAGCGGGAGGCCGAGCGGGCGCGCCTGCGTGTATCGGCCGCCCAGGCCGTGGAGTCGGCCGGGCGTCGGGTGATGCTGGAGGAGTGGAAGCAGACGGTCGATCAATACGACCAGGTGTTTCAGCGCGGCTTTGTGGACATGATGAATGCGGGCAAGGACGGCTGGAAGTCGTTCACGCGCTCCCTGGCCACGACGTTCAAGACGACTGTGGCGGACACGCTGTACAAGGCGTTTGCGCAGCCGTTTGTGGTGCGGATCGTGGGGCAACTGCTGGGTTTGTTCGGCGGTGGGGGTAGCGGACTGGTGCAGGCGGCAGCAGGAGGGGCGTCGGCACTGAGCACCGCGTCGAATGCTTTCAGCATCTACAACGCGGGCTCGCAGGCCTGGACGCTGGGGAGTCAGTTTTTTGGCGGCACGATGTCCGGCGCGAACGCGCTGGGCACGTTGTGGGCGAATGGAACCGGGGGCGGGCTGGATGCCCTGCTGGCGACCAATGGTGCCTACGGAACGGCCGGGGCTGGCGGCATGGGCATGCCGGGGTTGGCGGGCGGCGGAATTTTTGCTGCAGCAGCGGCGGTGGTGCTCAACGCGCTTGGGGCGTTCCGCAGCGAGCGGCGAGTGGGCGGCGGCCTGAGCGGCACGCTGGGCGGCGACATCAACGCGTGGGAAGAGTGGCGCGAGGGGGGCACCCTGTTCAGCGGGCCCAGCTACAACCGGTTCGACCCTGTGGCGGAACTGCGAAAGGCGCGGGCGCGCTTGCAGGAATTGCGTGATTCGGGCCAGGGAGACACGCAGCAGGCCTACACGCAGCAAACGATTGTGGACAACCTGGAGGCGCAGTACGGCCACCTGGAGGAGTCGATCCGGGCGCAGGCGAAGGCGTTGAACGATGTTTTCGACGCGATGCGCACCAGCGTGGGAGACATGGCCGATGCGCTGGGGATCGACAGCGAAGCGGTGCGCCAGCACACCGTGGCGCTGGGTGGAAAGGACGGGCTGAATTTCGAGGGCCTGCGGGACGATGAGATCCAGGCCAAGATCAGCGAGGCCCTGGCAAGCGCGAACAATGAGCTGGCGCAGCAGGTGATTGGCCACTGGGAGACGGTGACCTACCAGGTGGGGCGCACCGTGTCGGAAAACATTGGCTCCGCCGGCGAGGATGCCCAGATCGTTTTCACCGAGGTCAACGACACCATCACCGAGACGCGCTATGTGGCGAGCGAGTATGCGCGTGAAGGCGAGAAGGCCATCGACACGCTCACGCGCCTGGCCACGAGCCTGACCACGGTCAATGGCGTATTCGAGATCCTGGGGGTTTCGCTGTTCGAGGCTTCGCTGGCGGGGGCAGACGTTGCCAGCCAGCTGGTGGACCTTTTCGGCAGCAAGGAGAACTTCACCGCCGCGACCAGTTCCTACTTTCAGAACTTCTACACCACCGAAGAGCAGCGCGAGGCGCAGCGGCGGGCGCTGCAAACCCAGCTGGACACGGTGGACCTGGAGCTGCCCGACATCGACGCCAAGGATGCGCGTGCCCAGTGGCGCGCCT